GGGAAAGGCCATCCGTCTCCGTGGTGAGTGCCAAAAGAATATCGTCAAGTTGCTGGACGGCTTGTGCGGCCGCTACTCCAGGTGGGAAGTGTGGCAGGACTTCATCATCATGTCCGCCATCAGCATCGCGAACGTCCTGGGTGGCCCTCACCGAGAGGCCCGCGAGCGCGAGTACATGGAGCACGCTTCCCGGTACTCCTCGAAGGAGCTGGAGGTATTCGCGCAGATGCTGGCGGAGGTGGCTATGGAAATGGAGCGAGAGCCCGACCAAGACCTCCTCGGGGAGCTGTTTATGGCCCTCGGCCTCAGCAACGAGTGGAAGGGGCAGTTCTTTACCCCATACTCCGTGTGCCGGGCGATGTCCGGCATGACCTACGGCGACGATCTCAAGGCGCGCATCGAGCAGAGGGGATGGGTGGCCGTCAATGACCCGGCCTGCGGCGCAGGGGCCCTGCTGATTGCCTTTGCCAACGAGTGCCGCCGCCCTGGAAACGACATCAACTTCCAGACGTCGGTGCTGTTCGTGGCCCAGGACATCGACTTCCTGGCCGGGATGATGTGCTATATCCAGCTGAGCCTTATGGGCTGCCCTGGGTATGTGGTCATAGACGACAGCATCTCTCACCCCATAACGGGGATTGACCCTCGCGGACTCATTCCTCGCGACGGCCCAAATGTCTGGTACACACCCATGTACTTCCGGGACGTTTGGCACTGGCGCCGGCTGTGGGTGCAGATGGATTGCTTACTGTTCACGGCGGCTCCGAAAGGCCAGGCGGAAACGCCGGCCCCGGAGCCGCCAGGCACAAATGGGCCTGCCCTGTCCGAGGGCAAGGGCGGCCAGCTGACACTGTTTTGATGGGAGGGATGAAAATGCACGCATCGCCGCCGCTTGGGAAAAGGACGTGGACGGCGGAGGAAGAAAACTATCTCCGGGAGAGCTGGGGCACCGTAACGGTCGACGGGATATGCCGCCACTTGAACCGCACCAAAAACGCCATTCTGGTAAGGGTAAACCGGCTGGGGCTTCCGCCCTACCTGGAGAGCGGAGAGTACATCACCCTGCACCAATTGTCCCGCGCGCTCGGATTTGGCGCCACGTCGGATAAGTATTTCCTGAAAAGCTGGGTGGAAAACCGGGGGTTCCCCCTGCATTACAAGCGGCGGGGGACGGCGACGATCCGCGTGGTCTATCTGGACGAGTTCTGGGCGTGGGCCGAGAAAAACCGCTCTTTCCTGGATTTCTCCAAGATGGAGCCCCTGGCGCTGGGCGCGGAGCCGGACTGGCTACCAGAGCAGCGCCGGAAAGACCATGAGGCCTATGCGCTCCAGAGGAAAGACCTGTGGACACCTGCGGAAGACTCCCGCCTCAAAATGCTGGTCAGCCAGCACAGATATTCGTATGCCGAGATTTCCGACATGATGCACCGCTCCCACGGGGCGATTTCCCGCCGCTGCCGCGACCTTGGTATTAAAGACCGCCCTGTGGCAATGGAGTTGACCGGGAAGCGTGGCACCTGGACGCCGGATGACTTTAAAGCCCTGGCCGATGGAATTCGGAACGGCGACAGCTACGCCGCCATCGGAAAAGCTGTGGGCCGGTCGGAGAAATGCGTCCGCTCCAAGGTCTACAACGACTACCTGACCGAAAACATGGACAAGGTGCGTGAAATGCTCGGTGACGGGCCCTGGGGATCTGGAGCCCCGGAGGTGGACGTCAAACACGGCTTCTACATCTCGCGCACCAGGCAGCAGGTCCGGCGCGACCTCTCCGCACTGGCGGCACTGCTCCGCAAGAGGATGAACGACCTCGGCTATGACCCCTACTGGCAGCGGTTTATGTGCATGAACTGGGATGACATCGGCGGGTGTTCCGCCGGGTGCAAAGATTGCGATTCCTGCACGGAGTTCCGCCGCATACCCCCGCAATACTGCGCTCGCTGCGGAGCCACCTTCTATGAGCGCAAGGAAAATCGCTTCTGTTCAGACTGCCGCACCGCCAGAAAGAAACAGGCCCAGCGCCGGTGGTGCCGCATGAACGGATATACCCGAAAGGAGGCGTGAGATGTTCTTCCTGGAGAGAAAAGAGCCGGTCGCCATGCCGAATGTCCTCGGAAACACCAGCCAGCCGGTCCACACATACCGATGGAAAGCGATATATACCTGCCCGGAGCGGTGGCCCCTGGAGGCGCTTCTGAGGCACATGGACCCCAAGACGCACCGCATCACATCAAATTCCCCGGCCGAGGGATAAGTCGACCAACGAAAGGAGCTTGTATGAAAAAATCAATCAATGACCGCTGCCCGCTGCAGGTCGAATGCGAGCGGAAAAGGTGTGACTTTATCCACACCGAGCTGGAGTGTCCCTACTACTCCGCAAATGCGCGCAAGGATTATTACATCGACGACCAGGAGGAAATCCGTAACCGGCGGGATCGGGAGCGGATGGATGAAGCCCTCCTTGCTTCGCTGGGTGACGATGACGATGATGACACTGCCGACGGCGGCCTGGTCTATATCCCCATCGAACAGCTCTACCCCCACCCCGACAACCCTCGGAAAGACCTGGGCGACCTGACCGAGCTGGCCGACAGCATCAAGGCCAACGGCGTTCTCCAGAATTTGACCGTAGTCCCGAGAGCCGAGGACGGCTATACCGTCGTCATCGGCCACCGCCGCCTGGCCGCCGCGAAGCTGGCCGGCCTGGATTCCCTTCCCTGCGTCGTAGCTGATATGGACAGCCGCTCCCAGGTGCAGACAATGCTCATGGAGAATATTCAGCGTTCAGACTTGAGCGTTTATGAGCAGGCCCAGGGATTTCAAATGATGCTCGACATGGGAGCAAGCGTAGAGGAGATTTCAAAAAAATCCGGCTTCTCACAGACGACCGTGCGTCGCCGCGTGAAGATGATGGAGCTGGACCAGGACGAGTTGAAAGAGGTTTCCAGCAGACAGATTTCTCTCTCGGATTTTGACCGGCTGGCCCAGATTGAGGACATTAAGACGCGGAACAAAGTCCTGAAGGAGATCGGAACCTACAATTTCGATGGTGCTGTTGCCAGGGCGGTCAGAGAGGAGCACCGTAAAAAGGTCACGCCTGCCGCCAAAAAGCAGATCAAAGAGCTTGGCCTGAAAGAACTCCCTGACAGCGAGAGATACAGCGGGAAGTACGATTCCGTAGTCAGTATCAACCTCGATACATGGGACCCAGAGAGCGGCTTTGGGCTGAAGGACACGACCGGCGTACTTTACAATCTGGACCACTGGGGTAACCTGTATTTCTACAAGAAGCGGGAACGGGCGGCACAAAAAAAGAAATCCAAGGCCGAGGTCGAGCGGGAGAAGGCCATCGCCAACGCCCACGCTGCCATCAAGGAGGAGACCGCTGTTGCCTTTGAGCTCAGGCAAAAGTTCGTCAAATCCATTTCTGTCTCGCAGAAGACGCTCACCCCACTCCTGTGCGGCGCGGTAATCGGGATTGTGTCGTCAACCGTCCTTTACAAGAGCGCAGACAGGAGCAGCCTCTTGAGGCTCATTGGGGTCGACCCGGATGGGAAATGGGACGAGGTGCGCTCCGGCGCAATCAAGGCCATCACTACCGTGAACATCGACACCCTGATACCGGAGGTCGTATATTCCATCTTCCAGGATAGCAAAGGGAACGGGTACCACAACAGCTACAAAGGGGAATGGCCGAAGCGCGAAGAAAACCTCATGCTCGATGCGCTCTATGCGTGGCTGCAAGGGATGGGGTATGAAATGTCCGACAGCGAAAGGGCCCTCCAGGACGGTACCCACGAGCTATTCCAGGAGGCGGACGGATGAAGGCGCTCACCATCTGGCAGCCCTGGGCCTCACTGCTGGTGTCAGGCAGGAAGAAGTATGAGACCCGAAGCTGGGCCACTGCCTACCGAGGCCCCATAGCCATTCACGCCGCCATGCGGCCGGTGCGTCGGACTATCGACGCACTGGCTGCCGACAGGGATGGGAGCGGATGGAATACGCTGGAGCGGCTTGACAGCCTCTTCCTCCGGCCTGGGGCGCTCGACCAGTTACCTACCGGAGCCATCGTCGGAAAGGCGATTCTGACCCGTTGCAATCTGATTACAGAGGACTTCCGGGCGAAGCTGTCGCCCCAGGAGCTCGACCTGGGTGATTTTTCGATTGGACGGTATGCGTGGGAGTTTCATGTGATGGTCCCAGTGGACCCGCCGGTTAAGATGCCGGGGAAGCAGGGGCTTTGGGCCTGGGAGGAATAGATTGTGAAGTGGGAATGTGAAAAGTGCGTCCATAAGTCTGTGTGTGACGAGTGGGGCGAGCAAGAAGGCGTGGCCGCTTGCTCATACGGAGATTATTTCCAAGAAAATATCTTTGGCGGCAACTTCGACCCGAAACGTCTGCTGGAATTGGCGGAGGCGGACCGGGACAGGAGGTGTGTGATATTCAAGTTCGGGCTTGGGTCTACTGTTTACAGGGTATGGGTGCGGCCAGACGGAAGCCATCCATTTGTGTCGGAAGAAAACATGAGCACCGTAAACGACCTGGTGAACGCCGAAAGCTGGACAGACTCCTATGCCACTAGCGAAGCTGCCGAAGCCGAAGTCGCCGCGTTGAAGAGGAGGGTTGCCGATGGGCAAAGTACGCAAAAAGAGTGATGGCCGTATCAGGGTGGGCGATGTAGTCTACCGCAAGCCCATCTCTTTTTCAGACAGCGACGCCAAGAACGCCCAGACGATGTGCGGGACGGTGGTATGGGTACACCCGACCGGCCGCTTTCATGTGGTCGAATTCGAGAAGGGCGTCCGGGAGAGCTTCATGGGGGTGCAGAGGTAGATGCTGATTATCACGATACAGGTCAACGCGCCCTCTGGAAAGGCCATCGGTATCAAGGAAGACCTTGCCCTCTACCTGGAGCGGTATGGAGATGCGCGAGTGGTGTCTGTTGAGGAGACCCCGCAGAGGCAGATGGAGCAAATGACGATAGGAGGCGGTGCGTACCATGAGCAGCAGAAGAAGCGTGTGTCGCGGGTGCGGCGCTGAGATCGTGTGG